TACCATCAGGCCAGACAGGTCGTAGAATGGGTTCATTAGCATCATTCGCAGGTACATGGAGTTTTAATACAACTTCTGGTACATTGAGTGGTCTTGACACATTCTTCAACAACGAAGATACTGACTCTGCAACTCAAATCAGCAATGCATTACGCATTTATGCTAATGGTAGTTACTTCTATGCTGGTACTTTCACTAACCAGTTGTTCTCACCTGCACTATACAAGCAGTTGGTAACTGTTGCTGAACAGCGTTACAACGCTAAGATCCGTACTGTTGTTGCTCCAACATCATTGCGTACAAGTATTTCCGACAATATGCCTCAGTCAAGAGGTATTAACCGTGTTGACTCAGCACGCGGCGATACTATCAGCACATATGAAGGTGATTTCAACTATACTTACGAAATCTTTGATTCATGGATCATGGATCAAGTTGTACCTAACCAAATGTACTTCTTGAACGAAGATGTAGTTCAGTGGGGTGCTTTGCGTGACCTAGGTCCTAACAACGAAGTATTCAGCAATGCTGACGCTAGTTTAGACCAGTTCATCATGGAAGGTACATTGATTGTTCGTAACCCTGCAGGTGTTGCTGTTCTCAACAACATTGAAGCCGGTACAGCCGCACAAAGCGCATTACCTGGTCCTCGTGCCAGCGCCCTTGTCAGCCGTACAAACTTCGGTCCTGGAGATGTTACACCTTAATCTTAAGGTTTGTAACTATCAAGAAAAAGGCTCTACGGAGCCTTTTTTCTTATCATAAATACATATATGAACGACATAAACAACCCCGAATATTTGGACGATAGTGATCCAGAAAAGAACTATAACTTCTACCGCCAAGATAGTGGTGGTATGGTTACGAACGACAATGGCGTAGCCGACAGATTGCTACAAAACAATGATTTGTACAACAGCATGAAGGGCGATTGGAAAAGAACTGATTTTAACAAAAGCAAAAATATTTTGGTTACATCAGGTCGTGAAGATGGTAAGTTTTACATCAGGCGTGAACAATTAAACGCAAAAGCAATTGCTGAACATTGTAAAAATTATCGTCATGCCGCAGAATTAGGTATTCCTGATCCATTAGCACCTATTGGAGAAGATGGTAAATTACAACATAAATGGATGGAATTACCAAAAGTTGTCGCTATTCGTATTAGCGATGATTATTTTGGTGGTATTCCATGGGATGCAATTAAACATGATAGAACATTAAAGGCACAGTTTTATAAAGTTGTAGAAAAAGAATACAATCAATATGTGTGCTATCCAGGTGGTAAGTTGCCAATCCCAGTTGATGTACCATATCCAACTAAAAAGGGGCAACAAAGATTTTTCCAAGGACATTAACATATGTTTCAAATAGCCTCAGCAAACGAATTAGTAGATTTTATTAAAGATTTTACTGGTTCTGCAAATACAGACGAAATCAAAAATTGTATTTTCTTAGCAGAACTATCAATGCGTAATATTGAGTTACCAGCATTGCGTAGTGATCCATATTTGCCTGAAAATATTGGAATTGTAGACAGTAATGGCAATATACCAATTCCAGGTGATATGAACAAACCTATTTTGTTCTTTAAGCAAGGTAGTCAATATATCACTACTGCTACAGCGACTGGAACTAGTGGTACAAATACAGTAGTATTGACAAGTCAGCCAGCACAAAATTTAACAGTTGGTATGTTAGTGACAGGTACAGGTATCGCTGTTGGCGCTACAATCACAGCAACTGGCGGTGGTGGTATTGGTGACACACTTACATTAAGTGCTAATAACACTGGCACAGTAAATGGTCAACTTGTTTTCGCTACTCCTGCTCCTAACCAAAGTAATGGTTCTAGTCAGACAGGACCATGGATCGTTTACGATAGAATTGGTGACAGAGATATCATCACGCAGGGCATGATTGCTCAACTATATCTACAGCCAGTCAATGTGCCAGCAGTTATTCGTGGCAAGTTTAGTGAAGTGGGTCAAAAGTATAAGTTCTTACCTTATGTCGCTGAAGGTGATTTGATTAACTTGTATTATTACAAAGCGTGGCCATTACTGTTTGCGCCAATCAATGACGAAGTTGTAAGCACTACAGGTAGCGTAAACCCAATCAGTGGTAGTGGCCCATGGACTATTGCAATCACAGGCATGACTAGCACAGCAAGTCTAGAAGTAGGTGATGAAATCACAGCAACACCTGGTACAGGTAGTTTGGGTACAGGATTTACAAGTGCTGTTGTGTCACAGATATTAAGTTCTACAAGCATTCAAGTTGTCGTTACGGGCGGATCTAGTCCCAGTGGCGGCACAATCACAAACATTACATTAACTAATCAAACAGTACAAAGTAACGCAGTATTAGCGACATGGCCTGAAGGTTATGTCTATTCAACATTGCGTGAATATTATATCAAGCGTCACAATAGTGAAGATGCTTCAGTTTATCAAGCAAAGTTTGACAACGCTTGGAACACAGTTCAGGATCAAAACAATCTTGGTAAATGGAGTGGTGGACACACAAGATTAACAAGTGTATGGCAACCAAGACAATATCGCCAATACAATATTAAGTAAGGAAAAAATATGTCAACAACAAATGTAAGCAATTACACTACATTGTATAGCACTACAGCAGGTGCAGTTGCACCTCAGCAACCCTATGGAAACGCTAATGTAGAAGCCTTTCTTAATGCAGGGACTGATGGCGGTAACACAGTACAAAACATTTTAGCAAATGGAAACATTGTAGCAAATGGATTTTTTATCGGTGACGGTGGACTTTTAAGTAACATTACAGCATATACTAATGTTATTGCTAACACCGCTAATGTGTCATTACTTTCAAATGTAGTCAACACAAACGCAAGTAGCAGTAGCACATTTTATCCTGTGTTCGTTGATAATGCAGGTAATGTAAAATTACAGATAGACAATGTTGGAAATACATTAGCATACATTCCATCAAGTAGTGCATTGTTTGCAGGACAGTTTGATAGTGAAGTTTTTACAAACGACCAGAGCAGTCCAGCAACAAGCGAAACTATGTTCTTGGATGGTAGTAACAACAGTATCAGAATGACTGTTACTGGATTGGCTAATGCTGTCGTGATTGGAAACACTAGCGCAAATGTAAACACGGGCAACTTAAAATTAGGTAATATTACATTAACTACATTAAATGTTGGCGGAGTGAATCCAGGCATACAAATGGCTAACGATATTGCCAATGCTAATAACAGAATATTTCTTGTACAAGGTTCTAATGTCACAGACCTTGCGAATGTAGACGCAGGTAACCCTGTAGTCGCTGGACAAATACAAGTTTTGGGCGGCGGTATGGGTAATACCAGCAACAGAATTAGTAATACTACTCAAAACATTATAGGTGGAGGCATTACATTAAGCGGCGGAAATGCTTGGGGTAATAATAATTCTGGTAGAACAGTACAGGGCGGCGGTATTTCGCTTACGCCTGGACGAGCAGTAAGTGCCAACTCAAATCAAATAACAGGCGGCGCATTTAGTATGGTGGGTGGTAATGTTAACTTCCAAGTTGCTAACAATATCACTGGCGGCTCATTAAACTTGTTTGGCGGCACTATCACTCCTGATTCAGGGGTGGCAAACTTTAGCGCAAACACAGTTAACATTGGCGGCACAAATTTTGGATTTGGACAGTTTGTAATGGGGTCAAGTAACGGTGTTGTTGGAAACATTAGAACTCCATTAGTTAACTTTGGTGCTAGTTTTGGATTAGGTACTGTTTTTAGTAACGGTGTAAGTAATATTACTGTTGGTAATGTTACACCTTTTGACCAAGTATATTTCCGTACGCCTGGTGTGGGTGGTCAGTCAGGTGTCAGTCAAGGCAACATTAACAATGTTGCTATTGGTAACATCACTACGCCTCAAATCAGAATGGAAACAGGTAGTTGGCAATACCCAGGCGGAAGCAATGTCAGCAATGTAAGGGTAACTGGTAATTTTAACAGCGGTGACATTTTAATTGCTACTGGTGCAACTAATAATGTTACTAGCGTACTAGGCACAATCACTCGCGGTAATGTTAGATTGAATGGTAGAAATATTGTACTAGAAGCAAGCACTACAAGCAACAGTTCTCCTACAGGTTCATTCGTATTTGACGCAAACAATACTGCAAACTTAGGTAACTTAGTTATCAGTAATAACATACAGACTGGTAACATCATTGCTAGTAACACGATTCAAGCGAATGGCAACATTACAACTAATAACTATATTGTTGCTAATGCGGCAAACTTGACTGGCACATATGATATTAACAGCGCAGGATATTACTTTCCTAGAGGCTTCCCTATCACTAGCCCATTGAATTACAATCCTAATATTGCTGGACTTAACCTTCAAGGTAGTGTTACTACAGGTAGCAACAACATGACTGGTGTTGTTTTACTTGACAGATTTCAAAGTGCTCCATTAAGTTTAACTGATTGGCAAGGCTATTTGCCAAATCAATGTGTAGGATATAATACAGGCGTAGGCGACACTACTGATTTAGTATTTCCAATTGGAACTACTATTACTAGCGTTGACGCACCAAACAATACAGTTTATTTTAGTAATAACAGCAGTTATACTGGTGGAGTTAATATAGTTAATGGTACATTATTAAGCAATGCTAGTACACAAACATATCTACTTACTCAACAGCCTGTGATTGGACTTGCTAGTGCTACAGATGCTACAAGTAATGCTATTACTTTGAGTACTATGTTTCCATTTGCTGGATTGGGATTTACTACAGGTGCACCTATACAGTTCTTAGGTAGTACTGCGTTTGGTAACATCACTATTGGTACACAATATTATGTTGGTAATGTTGACATTGCTAATAGTCAGATTTCAATCAGTACAAGTAACACAGGTACTCCTGATGTACAATTGACAACTGCGACTGGTAATTTATTAGCCGCATTTGAGTTAGAAGATAATACTATTAAACCATTAAATGGTGGATATTATTATGCTGGTCCATGGTCAACTAACCCAGTAACTGCGAATGTGACTAACTTTACTGAAACTCCAAACAGTGGTTTGATTGGAAACATCACATTTACAAGTACAGATACTTTTGTAAAACCTGTTGACTTTAACAGTAATGCAGTTTTCCCTCCACTGTTCTCAGGTCAGTTCACTAGAGTTCAAAATGGATTGGTAGTAAGTGATAGTGAGTATGGTACTTCTACTTTGTTTGGTACATTAGGCGATCAGTTCGCACTAAATGGTGTTGGCGTAATTAAAACTGGTCTAGAGCCTAATACTGCTAATGCTAGAACTAACATGCAGATTGTTAATTATACTGACAATGGTGGAGATAGTGCTAATATCACTAATCCAGGTAATCCTCCTGCATTCTCATTCACCGCATTCACAGGCAATGTGAACACTAATCCAAACGACACATACTTGCGTAGTGGCCGTACAATTGGCCGTATTGGTTGGTATGGTGCTATGCAGAATAATGGTGTGCAATATATACAGCCTGGAAGTAGCCCTGTTGCAGGTATCTATGTACAAGCGTTAGGTGATTGGAATAACGCAACTAATGCTAATATTCCTATGGTCATGGCGTTCCAGTATAGCCCATTAAATGCGGCTGGATCAACACCTAACTATCAGCGTATCAATCGTACATTCTTGCAGGCAGCAAACAATACGACAACTATCGGTGGTGCAACAAACATTGAGTTCAAGCCATTAGCAAGAGGTACAAATGCCACAAACAATCGTAGTCCTAGTGGTTTAGGTAATGTGAGTATCAACCCACAAACATTTGTTGATATCAGTGGTTACACACAAGGTAACGCTGTAAGCAACGGTGCTGGTGCATTATTGAATGTCACTACGACTGCAAGCACATGGAACGGTAATGTTGCATTACGCTTCAGCAGAACTGTTGGCAACACAGCAAACATGGAGTTCCAGTTACCAGTCAATAGTGCGAACACATTGATATTGCGTGACAATGTTACAGGCAACACGATTGCTACATTTACTAATCCTAGCGTGACTGTAAATGGTAACATCACAAGTAACAACGCAAACTTGGGTAACTTAGCAACTGCTAACTTCTTCCAGGGTGATGGTAGTTTATTGACTAACATCAGCAGTAACGCAATTAGTGCAACATATGGTTCGTTCTTTAATGACAACGATATTGCTATTACAGCAAACACAGTTGCAAACTTAGACTTGCCACATACTAGTGCAAACAGTGGTGTAAGTATCGCAAGTAATAATCAAATCACAGTTACTA